GGGCGCTAAAACGCCCGGCAGGTTCAAACATTTTACTTTTGCCCCCTCGGGCACTCTTTAGGCCACCGCAATGGTGTCCTTTTCTATTCCGCGCAATGCGGATTGGTGGTGATGACAATGGCTTCTGGTGGTGCTCGTGCTAGGTCTGGTCCGGCGCCTGATCCGTCTGCTTTGCGGCGCGATCGTGGTGATGATGCTGCGTGGGTCACTCTTCCTGTTGGTGGTTTCGCCGGCAAGGTTCCTGATTTTCCGTTGCCTGGTGCAATGACGACTGAGGTTGAGCTCTGGGATGAGTTGTGGCGTAAGCCGCAGGCGTTCATGTGGGATCAGATCGGTTTGAAGTATGAAGTTGCAGCTTATGTGCGTGCGTTTCTTGAGTCGGTTGAGGTTGAGGCTTCTGCCGGCTTGAAGACTGCGGTGTTGCGTATGGCTGCTGAGATTGGTTTGTCGCTCCCGGGGATGCACTCTCTGCGCTGGAAGTTCTCGGTGGATGAGGTTGCGTTGAAGCGTGAGCGTGCTGAGCGTGTGAAGCCAACTGCTAAGTCTGCGCGTGAGCGTATGGCTGGTTTGCAGAATGGCTAGGGCGAATGCGTCGCTGTTTATTGTGCCTGAGTGGATTGAGTCTCATTGTGTGATTCCTGATCGGTCTCATGCGGGGTTGCCGTTTACGTTGGCTGATGAGCAGTTGCAGTTTGTGGCTAAGCATTATTTGGTTCGTGGTTCTGCGTGGTTTGATCCGGCTGCTGAGTTAGATCCTGAGTTGCCGAAGAACCCTCTTGCTGATGCGTTTGTGTTTCGTCGTTCTCAGTTGGTGCGGGCTCAGAAGTGGGGTAAGTCTCCGCTGATTTCTGCGTTTGTGTGTGCTGAGGCTGTTGGGCCGGTGTTGTTTGCTGGTTGGGCTTTGGGTGGCGAAACGTATGACTGTGCCGAGAATGGTTGTTTCTGCGGTTGGGTGTATGAGTACGAAAAGGGCGAACCGATGGGTCGCCCGTGGGCTACTCCGCTAATCCAGATCACTGCTACGTCTGAGGATCAGACCGATAACACGTATGACGTTCTGCGTCCGATGATCAAGCTTGGGCCGTTGGGTGATTTGATCCCGAAGACGGGTGAAGAGTTCATTCGGCTGCCGAACGATGGCCGCATTGATGTTGTTACTTCAAAAGGTAACTCGCGTCTTGGTCAGCGTGTGACGTTTGTTGTTCAGGATGAGACTGGTCTTTGGCTTCGGTCGAATGGCGGTCACAACTTGGCAAAGAAGCAACGTCAGGGTTTGGCTGGCATGGGTGGTCGCGCAATCGAGACCACGAATGCTTGGGATCCGGCAGCAGATTCTGTTGCGCAACGTACTTTTGAGTCGTTGGCGAAGGATGTGCAGCGCGATTTCCGGCAGCCGTTGCCTAACTTGAGTTTCAAGAATAAGGCTGAGCGTCGGAAGATTTTTCTCTTCAACTATGCGGGTGCGCCTTGGGTGTCTGTTGACACTATCGAGGGTGAAGCTGCGGAGATGATGGAGAAAGATCCGGCTGATGCTGAGCGCTTCTTTGGTAACCGTTTGGTGGCTGGTGCTGGCAAGTGGGTTACGCATGATGAGTGGGATGCGAAGAAGTCTCCGCGTGAGGTTCCTAAGGGTTCCGCCGTGGTGCTCGGTATGGACTTGTCGAACAATAACGACTGGACGGGTATTCGCCTCGAGACTGAGGATGGGTATCAGTTCACTCCACAGTATGAAGTTGGTGGGGAGTTGCGTTCGACAGTGTGGGATCCGGCGAACTTTGGTGGGTTTATTCCGCGTGGTGAGGTTCGTGCCGCGGTCGATTTCATTGAGACGCATTACCGGGTTGTTCGTGGCTATGTTGACCCTGCTGGGTCGGCTATGGGTGCGGTTGATTCGGGTGCGTTGGATGATGACGATTCGTGGCGTAACGAGCTCGCTGAGTGGGCGGCTAAGTATGGGTCGAAGAAGTATGTGCAGTGGTCTTGCGCACGCCTAACCCCGATGCACGCTTCACTTGAGCAGTTCCGTTCCGCGATCCGCAATCCGTCTTCTACGTTCACGCATGACGGCGACGAGGTTACTCGGTCACACATTACGAACGCGGTGATGGTTGCTAAGACTGGTGGCCGTTACGTGTTGGGCAAGCCGCATGGTGCTGATCATCAAAAGATTGACCAGGCGATGTCGTCTGACCTTGCACATGAGGCGGCGATGGATGCTTTGGCTGATGGTGACTTTGCTGCTCCGTCTGAGATGTTGATTTATATGTAGGGCTTCCAGATTGGGGGCTCTTTTTTTGTGCCCTGATTTGGGAGGCTGAGTATGGATAACGCTGAAGCGTTGCGGTTGGTGCAGCGGATCTATACCCGTTTGAATGCACGCCGTCCTGAGATTGAGACTCTTGAGAACTATGTAGCTGGTATGCAGCCGCTGTCATTCGCTACTGCTGAGTGGCGGAAGGCGAATTCGCAGCGTTATGCGGGTTTTGCTGATAACTGGGCTGCTCCTGTGGTGAATGCTGAGGCTGAGCGTATCCGTTATACGGGTATGAACTTGGGTGAGGATTCTTCCGCGGCTTCTAAGTCTCTTCATCAGCATTGGGTGCGTAACGATGGTGAAGCTCAGTCAGCTCAGGGGTTTCAGACCTCGCTTACCTCTAAGCGGTCGTTTGCGATCGTCTGGGGCGACACGTCTACGGATGAGCCCTTGCTGACGTGGGAGCACCCGTCGAATGTGGAGATCGAGTACGACTTCGAGAACCCTCGCATTCGTAAGGCTGCCCTAAAGACGTGGGTTGACGAGGAAAACGAATACGCGACCCTCTTCACTGCTGATTGGGTGTTCAAGTACAAGCGTTCGCGCAACTCGGATGTGAACGAGCGTGACTCTCAGGCCGAACAGGGCAAGTCTGCGTTCTATGCGGACGGTGGCTGGGTCACTCGCGAGGTTTCGGGCGAACCATGGCCGCTGGTAAACCCGATGGGTGTTGTGCCGGTGGTGGAGTTCCCGAACCGGCCAACGCTGAAGGGTGATCCGGTTTCGGAGATCGCCGGCGTTATTCCGATGCAGGATTTCGTGAACCTGATGTGGGCTTATCTGATGTTGGCGGCTGATTATGCGTCGATGCCCGCGCGCGTTGTTATGGGCGCGGCTCCGCCTCAAGTCCCAGTCCTCGACAAAGACGGAAAGCAAACCGGCACCAAAGCTGTCGATATGAAGGAACTCTCCGAGCGAAGACTCTTTTATGTTGATGGGGAAAAGCCAAGCATCGGTTCGTGGGAGGCCGCGAAGCTGGATGTTTTCACGGATGTTATTGATGTTGCTGTGGGGCATATCGCCTCGCAGACTCGCACACCGCCTACTTACCTTGTTTCCAAAACGGGTATGTCGAACGTGAACGGCGAAGGGCTGAAGGCTTCTGAGATTGGTTTGAACAAGAAGGTGCTCGAGTTTGAGACTTTCGCTAGTTCTGCCATGCGTGAAGTCAACCGCCTTATTGCGTTGGCGTCTGGTGATGACAAGTTGGCGGGGTTGGTCTCTTACGGGACGGTCACGTGGATGAATCCCGAGATCCGTTCCGAGGCACAGCTCGCAGACATGATGGTGAAACTCAAGTCGATCGGCTACCCCCTCGAATTTCTGATGGAGCTGCGCGGTGAGTCCACTTTGGACATTCCGCGCATCCTGGCGATGTCGAAGAAGGAACAAGAGCTAGATCCGATCGTTCAGGCTGGGCGCGCATTCGCGGAGGTAAATAATGATCCCGAAAGCAGCGGAAGCGCACTATAAGACTGAACAGCGTGTAGCGGTTGCAGCGTCTAAGGCTATTGCGTCGCTGTGGTCGCGCATGGGGCCCGATTTTGATGCGTCGTGGGCTGGGTTGCAGGCACCGATTGTTGGTGTGTTGACTGCGGCTCAGCTTGCGGCTGCTACTGAGGGTTCTCGTTATGTGTCGCGTGTGTTGGCTGAGACTCGGCAGGTTGATTTGCCTGTTGGTGATGTTGTGCCGGCTGCGTTTGCTGGTCGGGCCGCGAATGGGTTGGCCTTGGAAGAAGTCACTTATAACTCTGTGTTGCGGACTAAGCACCGCA